AGGGAACATAAAAGAATATTCCCGATTAAGGGCTCGAGCCAGACGGGGTTAACGGGGGTCCCGCTGGTGGGAAGGCCGAGCAGGCGCAACAAGGGTGATGTAAAATTGTTTTCTATAGGTACCGATACGGGAAAGGATCTCCTGTTTAACCGACTTCAAAACGAAACCCCGGGGCCAAACTACATACATTTCAATATGCAATTCGATCAGGAGTTTTTCAGGCAATTGTCGGCGGAAAAGAGAATTCCGCGTTACCACAAAGGCGTTATGAGGCGGGAATATATAAGAATCGGCGGCCGCAGGAATGAGGCAATTGACTTGATAGTGTATGCGATGGCGGCCTATTATAGTTTGAAAATCAAAAGCGTTAACGATCTTGTCGATGGAATGTACGCTTATAAGCGCCAACGAGAGGACGGCATATCGTCACCGAAGAAAAAAAACGGAAGATCCGTCCGCAGCAAGGGGATTCATTGATGGGGGGTAGCGAAATTATTGAGGAAATCAAAAAAAAATCGCTTGACTTTATGCGACATAATCAATATATTCGGGGCAGAATAGAAATTGATGTTGATACCCAAAGGAATAACTGTGTTGTTAAGATTCATCAATTTGAAATTTTATCCGAGGGGGGCAGGAGCAAAAAGCTCCAAATAACGGAAACCTATAAATAGCCTCTTCGGGGGAGACCGGACAACGATACAAAGACCCGGCATTTCACTACAGGTGAGGTGTCGGGTTTTTTATTTTGGGGGAAACATGGCAGGAATAACGCTCGCACAGGCTGAGGCAAAATTGACTCTCTGGATGGCGGCGAATGATGCGATTGCAACAGGCCAGTCGTATTCAATAGCTGGACGCTCATTGAGCAGAGCAAATCTCGATGAAGTTCAGAGACAGATTGAATTCTGGGATCGCCAGGTGAAGCGGTTTACTAGAGGTGGAATTCACGTGAGAGGAGCAACGCCGGTATGAAAACGAGATCGATGCTTTGTATGCAGTGCGGGAAAAATCGCATTTCCGGAGGCGGATCGTTTGCCGAGCTCGCGGAGCGTGAGGGATGGAAGCTGGTCGGGGGTGCATATATTTGCCCGGAATGCCAGGAGTTAGAAAAGCCCAAAAGGAAAGGGTTCTTAAACAGGGATGAAACAGGCGAAGAGGAGACGGCGTAGAAATCTCGACGTAAAGCTGAACATGATTGACAGGGCAATTGAGTATATCGCCCCTGTCCATGCAATGCGGCGAATGAAATCGCGTATAGCAATGGCTTATGTCGGTGGCTATATCGGGGCCCGGAAGGACAGAAGGGCAACGAGTGAATGGAGCACGAAGGGATATAGCGCAGATTCGGATATTCTCCCCGATCTTCCCGTTCTCAGGCAGCGAAGCCGGGATTTGATCAGGAATGCACCGCTTGCCGGGGGTGCAATTAATACCACTGTTACCAGTGTTGTTGGAACGGGGCTGAAGTTGCATTCACGAATTGATAGGGACGTACTCAGCATGACCGAAGAAGAAGCGGATGCATGGGAGGCAAAAACAGAGAGGGAATGGAAGCTTTTTGCCGAATTGAAGGACTGTGACGTTTCGAGAATTCTTAGTTTTCCTTATATTCAGGATCTCGTTTTCAGACAGGTCCTTGAGAATGGAGACTCTTTTGTCCTTCTCCCGCGTATCAGCAGAAAAAATCAGCCCTATACGTTGCGCCTTCAGGTGGTAGAGGGAGACAGGGTATGCAATGCGGACAATGTTCGTGACACCATGACTTTATCAGGCGGAATAAAGAAAAACGAGTATGGTGCTCCCATAGAATACCACATTCTCAACCAGCATCCGGGAAATATTTATAGTTCCAAAGGGCGATCATGGGGAAAAGTGCCGGCGTTTGGGAAAAATACCGGTTTGAGAAACGTGATCCATCTCTATCGAGTATTGCGCCCAGGGCAAACGCGCGGAGTGCCGTTTTTGGCGTCAGTAATTGAGCCGATCAAGCAATTGAGCAAATATTCAGAGGCTGAAATCGATGCGGCTGTTATTTCGGCTATGTTCACAGTTTTTATTAAGTCGGAAACCGGCGAGGGCGAGCTCGCGCCGATGGAACCGGACAGTGAGGTCGGCGGATCTTCTTCTGATGAGGATTATAAGCTTGCCAGCGGGGCGATTCTCGGCCTTGCCCCCGGAGAAGAGATACAGATTGCGAATCCTGGACGTCCGAACCAGGTGTTCGATCCATTTGTGCAGTCTATTCTCAGGCAAATCGGAGTTAATCTCGAAATTCCATTTGAAATTTTAATCAAGCATTTCACAGCCAGCTATTCGGCGGCCCGTGCGGCCCTCCTTGAGGCATGGAAATTTTTCAGATCTCGTAGAACATGGCTGGCTGATAATTTCTGTCAGGAAATCTATGAGATATGGATGTATGAGGCTGTTGCAAAGGGGCGCATTGCAGCGCCCGGGTATTTTGAAGATCCAATTATTCGAAAAGCATATCAGGGGGCCGAGTGGGTAGGTCCGTCGAAGGGTATGATCCGGGAGGGTGAGGAAGTTGATGCAGCCGGGAAGCGCGTTATATATGGATTCTCAACACGCGCATATGAGACAATGCAGATGAACGGTATGGACTGGGAGAAGGTACACCGGCAGCTGGTGAAGGAAAACAAAATGAGACAGGAACTCATGCCCGAACAGGTTGCGGTAACCGAAAACGAGGAGCCTGACGAAAAGGGGGATCTGGAAGATGAAACTGAGTGACGTCATAACCGCGCCGTGGGCAATCATTCCCGAAAAACTCCAGGAGATGCGGCAGATCTACGATTCTCATATGAAAGGGCCAAAAATCGAATTTGACGCGATGTTGTCAAAAGTCGATTCAATCATCACGAGAAAAGACGGATATGTTATCGAGAACGGTGTTGCGATTCTCGATATTGTTGGGACTCTCATAAAGCGCCCCGGCCTGATTGATCGCATTCTGTTTGACACGAATTCCACCTACAACCTGAGACTCGCATTCCTGAAGGCGGTTGACGATCCCGACGCTGATTCGATTCTGCTGTATATTGACTCTCCCGGTGGGAGCGTCGACGGGACACAGGAGTTTGTGCAGATGATTTATGAGGCGCGCGGGATAAAGCCGATATTTGCGTTTACCGATGGCATGATGGCCTCGGCTGCATACTGGATCGGCTCTGCAGCGGATAGGATCTATATCTCCGGCGATACCACTGAGGTTGGCTCGATCGGTGTATACAGCATGCACGTTGACTATTCGGAAATGGACAAAAAAGACGGGATCAGCGTTACTGAAATAGTTGCCGGAAAGTATAAGAGAGCTGGTTCTCCAAACAAACCTCTGGATGAGGAAAGCCGGGAATATCTCCAGTCTCAGATTGATTATCTTTATTCTGTTTTTGTTGGGGGGGTTGCGCAGAACAGAGGTGTTTCCGAAGAAGAGGCACTGGAGATGGCTGACGGGAAAGTATTTATCGGCAAACAGGCAATTGAAGCTGGCCTGGTGGATGGTATTTCCACGATGGAACAGCTGACAGCATACATGAGGGAGAACATACTCGAAATCGTTTTCGACGAGGACGGTGATGAATCGAGGGAGGCGAATGAGAGTATAGAAATTTCACTATCCGGTGATGATGGTGAGAAAATTTACGAAATCGAGGAGGCAGACATGATATCTGCTGAAACAATCAAGGATAAATATCCTGAAGTTTACAACGAAATTCTTGAACTCGGCAAGAAGCATGTGGCAGCCGATCTGGCTGAAGCGGTGAAGTCAGCTAAAGAGGAAGGTGCCAAAGAAGGTGCACAGGCCGAGCGGGAGCGAATCAAAGGTATTGAGGACGCGATAATGCCCGGCCACGAAGAACTTGCCAGGGAGGCAAAGTTCGACGGGAAAACGACTCCCGGGGAATTCGCGCTCAAACAGACACAGGCTGAGAAATCCATGAGAGACGAGAAAGCCGCTGCTTTCGAAGAGGACGCGGTTGATCCGGTAAACCAGCCTGAGCCTGGAGACGAGAAGGAAGTCGAGGAAGAGGAAAGCGAAAAGCCTTTCGAGGAGCAAGCGAAAGCAGAATGGAACAAGGATAAGGCGCTTCGAGAGGAGTTTCTTGATAACTTCGACTCATATCTGGCATACGCTCGCAAGGCAGCCGAGGGCAAGATCAGAATTCTGAAGAAGGGGGACAATGAATAATGGCTACATTGAGCGCAGACAAATCGAGAGATTATGAACTTGGTGATATCAATGAGCTTCCGGTTATAGCCTCCGATATCATCTACGAAGGGGCCGCTGTTGGTGACAACGGTTCCGGCTATGCGCGCCCCCTGAGTGCTGGCGATCCTTTTCGCGGTTTCGCGGAAAGAAAAGTCGATAATTCATCCGGCTCTGCGGGAGACAAGAATGTTCGGCTGATCAAAAGGGGCAAAATCAAGCTTTCTGTTTCAGGTGCGGTGATAACCGACGTCGGGCAGCCGGTATATGCCAGCGATGATGATACGTTCGTTTTTACACCCACGAGCAACAGCTTCATCGGCAAGGTATATCGGTATGTGAGCTCGGGTGTTGTGATTGTCGAGTATGACGCCGACCATATGGTCGATCCCTATGGTGATAATCCGCGGGAAACTATCAGCGACAATAAGACTCTCGATGCCCAGGATAGCTGTAAGACGTTTTTCGTCGATACCGACGCAAAGACAATTACGTTGCCCGCAGTCGAAGGGATGGCTGGAATCAAGGTTGTTAACATCGGCGCGTTTGGGACAGTTGCGGTGACTGTAAGCCCGAATTCAGACGACATGATCGAAGGGCCGGACATTACCGGGGAAAACAACAAGGATCTCGTAAACACTAAAGCCACCGCCCAAAGAGGCGACTACATCGAGCTTGAGTATGGCGATGCCAACGGCTGGGTTGTGGTCTGCATGAAGGGCACCTGGGCGAGAGAAACGTAAGGAGGAAAAACATGGGTGCAGGTACATTATCAAGCAGAGCGATAATCGGTGAGTTCTATGCCAGGCTCGAGCAGAGTATTGGCGCAAGCTGGATCGGCTCCCTGTCTATGGAATTTGGTTCCAATCAGGCATCTGAGGATTACCCGTGGCTTGGAATGGCCCCGGTGATGCGTGAATGGAAGGGTGGTCGCCATGCAAAGGGTTTTCGCGAGAATAAGGTGACGATAGACAATGTCGAGTTTGAGGCGACTCTTGAAGTCCTGAAGAGTGAATTGCGCCGGGACAAAACGGGCCAGATTCTTGTTCGTATTCAGGAGCTTGCAGAACGTACGGCCTCGCACTGGGCGAAGCTATTGTCAACCGCGATAATCAATGGTGAGTCGACCACGTGTTATGACGGGCAATACTTTTTCGATACTGACCATTCTGAGGGCGACAGCGGGACGCAGGACAACGATCTCACGTCTGATATTTCCGCGTTGCCTGCGAACCAGCATGGAACAACTACTTCGCCAAGCCCCGAGGAGATGGAGCTTTCAATTTTGGCAGGAATTCAGGCGATTCTCGGGTTCAAGGACGATCAGGGTGAGCCGATGAACGAGATGGCGAAGAGTTTCATTATAATGGTGCCGGTTCCATACATGGCAGCGACTCTTGCAGCTATCAACAATCCGGTTCTCACTTCTGGCAGAACGAACACGCTTCAGTCGTCTGATTTTGAAATCCGCCCTGTTATCAACCCACGTTTGACCTGGACGGATAAGTTTGCCGTTTTTCGGGCGGACGGTGTGGTTAAACCGATGATTCGACAAGTAGAGGTGGATGTCGAGATTGACGCAATTGCTGAGGGTTCGGAACTCGAATTTAACGAAAAAAAGCACCACTACGGTGTATATGCTAGCCGGAACGTTGGTTACGGGTACTGGCAGCATGCCTGTCAAATGCAGCTGGTATAAATTAGAATCAGGGAGGGGCGCTTGCTCCTCCCTGCACTCTGAGAGGTGAAGCATGAAAAATTATGAGATAATCGGGACTTTCGCCAACTTTTCTCCTCCTGGAAAACTGGAACTCTCTGATGAGCAATATGATGCCAGGAAACACGCGCTAAAGGAAACAGGTAAAAAAGGTGTGTATGAAATTCTCTCAAAGGTTCAGTTCAAAAGGGGAGAAAGAATTGGATGGGACGGTGAACCAAGCAAGATGCTGTTGAAGAATCTTGAAGTTTCCCAGGAGCCCAAACCGGTCGATGAGGCGAAAGTCGAATAATGGGATTGCTCGACGAAATAGAATCCGATATCGATACGTTCGTTGATACCGATGATTTCGCTGTCAGCGTGACGTATACCCCGAACGGCGGCGATCCGTCAACTATATCGGGAATTTTTGACAATGAAACCGAGGCTTTCAACACCCAGACCGGCGAGATTGAAGCTGGCGGGCCTCAGATTCTCGTCAAGGACTCTGATGTTTCGGGAGTTGCCAAGGGGGATACGATCGTGAAAGATTCTACAACGTATTACGTCAGGGGCATCGAACCTGATGGCACGGGCATGACCATACTAAAACTGAGTGAGGATTGATGGCTGATAGCATACGAAAGCAGATAGTCGCAGCGGTTATCACGCAGCTCGAAACCATTACCACCGTCAACGGGTATAATACCGATGTTGGGAATTCCGTTTACGAGTGGCGTGAATATCCCGTGGATGAGTCAGAGACACCATGCCTGATTGTCGCCGATACGGAATGCGAGACGGTTGACGAAGGCGGAGATATCCACGATCACAGATTGACAATCGAGATCGGGATCGAAGTTAGCGGGTCAAGTTCAGCGGGCGACATGAGGAATGTTCTGGCCGATCTGAATAAGGCTGTCGGTGTTGGCGTTGAGGAAAACTGGAGTAATCTCGCGTATAACACCGAGCCGGTTGGGGATAGTACCGACATGGAGCACAAAGAGCGAATATTTAGTGACACAATATTTCAGCTGGTGATCTGTTTTAGAACTCCGGCCTGGAATCCTTACGCGGTATCATTAGCATAGGAGGCAGAGTATGGCACTGAGCAGACGACGCGGGCAGTTTGGCGTTCATTCGGTGTGCTTTTATAACAGGACAACCGGGGTGCCGATTTCGATCATAAAAGTTCTTTCCGAGGTGATGGTTGACTTCGCTGCCGAGTTTGAGGCGCTTGAGGGCGGGGCGAGCATGTTCCCCTGGGATGCAGAAATAAAGTCCCTAAACGGAGATGTGAAGATCTCGGGACGAGAATACGAGCCCGACACGATGGCACTTCTACTCGGCGGGGATCTTACCGAAAACGCCGCCGAGTCGAGCGGAGCAGTTGACGGGTTCGATAATGTGAATGGCACATCCATTAAGGATGCTGCCAACGGAATCGACGATGTTGAGTTGACGACCGACGATGACGCTGACCTCAAGGAGGGGAAATACATCCTGAAGGCTACTGGAGTTGCAGAGCTCTCGCTCTATGGGACATCGGACGTTGATTTCAAGCGCGGCACGGATCTCGAATTTAGTGATGACGATTTGCTGATCGAGAGCGGTATTGATGTATCGGCGACTGATGCGGAAATTGAGGAGTTAGGGATCACACTCTCGACAATCGGTACACCGAATTTTACCACTGGCGACACGGCAGAGTTTTATATCAGAAAGCCGAACAGCGGTTCTGTTGAGATCGTATTCGGCGCATCCGGATCGGAGTTCTCGGAAGTTGGGATCATATTGGCTGGAGCGCGACAGTCAGATGGCACTATACAGAGTGTCGAGTTGTATAAGGCGAAAGTCGCGGGAATGCCGATCGGATTCAGTGAAAAGAGCTGGTCTGAATGGAGCACGACCATCAAGGCGCTGTATGATTCGGAAAAAAATGCAGTCGGAAAGTACCGCAGAACGCATGCTGCATAAATTGAGCGGGGCGTAATGCCCCGCTTATAATTTTTCAGGAGGTTTCAATGTATACAGCTGTTATCGAGGGGAGAGAAAGGAAACTCAAGGCAACAGCCGGTTCGGTTATGAGGCTATCGAAAAAATACAAAGAGCAGATCGGCTCACTTATCGCTGTTGTCGACAGTGACGAGGAGATCAATGAGGAGTTGAGAGAGGATGAATTCCTCGAATTTATTTTTGAAATGGTATGGGAATTTCTCGTGCCGAATATTTTCGGCCTGAAGGTGTTTTTTACGTATGAGAGATTTAAGGACAAGGTTGATAATCTAGAACTAAATGAGGCAAGCAAAGCCGCGTTCTTTCTTCTCCGGGGCGTTCCACCTGAAGAATACGAGCGCATAAAGCAAAGCGCAGGGGAGGGTAGGGAGCAAAAAAAGGTGACGAGTTCTCCCCCAGGGAGTGGATCGAGTCCGTAATTGAGTTCGGGTATTATTTATTCTATTTCCTGAAGAGATATATGAATTTTTCGGAGAATGAAATTAAGAGAATTGATATCGGAGATGTGATTGAGCTACTGGAGACACACAAAAAGGAGCAGATGAATCGGGAAATGTGGGAGTTTTCTCTGGCCGGGGGTGATCCTGAAGAGGTCCCAGAATTTTCAAGGATGCTGGGCGAGAGAAAAGCAGTCAAAAAAATGAAACTCGCGGAACTGACAGAGGATGAATACCAAACATATACAGGGCTATTTAATAGCATATTGAAAGAGAAAAGATAAGTGGCAGCACGATCTAAAATAGCGATAGAACTGGATCTTCTCAACGGCGAATACCTTGCCAAGATGAGGCAGTCTCAGGCCGCTGCTCAAACTTTTGCGGGTAGGCTGAAAACATCACTCAGGGCGGCAGCAGCTC